CACGAGACTTATTAATGCGTTTACGAATACGAACATCAACATACATAAGTTCTGCTTCAGGTTGTTCATTAAATGTATCCATTGGCTCAAATACATTTTCAAATTCTAAGTCACCAACTATTTCAACATCATCTTCTGATAACAGTTTATCAAGGTTTGGTTGGCTAATCTTTTCATATTCTTCAAATACGTAATCGTAGTCTTCAATATAACCCCAACGGCACACAGCATTCTTCCATAGCAATGCTGCTTTCATCCATTGTTGTATAAGTTCCCATCCGTTATTCTTTTTAAACAAACAATAGTTAGTTATGTCAGAAGCGTCCTTAGCAGCTTGAATTGCTGCAGGAGAGCTATCCCAAGGCATAAACCTTGCTAGTCTTTTATTTGTAAGAAACAAATCTGATAAGACAGCTGTATAAGCTTCAACTACTTCTGTTGTAGATGTGTCTACAATTGTGCTAACACCCTGGGGTGATAAGTGGTAGTCAGCCACTCCAGCATATTCATAAGTAGCTTTTAATCTTTCTCGTGCTAGTTCAGATGAGTTTAACCAATCGCCAGTAGAGTTCTGTACACCAGATTCTACCATGCTGATTAGTTGCTCATCACTAACAACCTCTTTGTATCCTTCGGGTCCCATTACCTTTTCCCTCCAGTGCCTGAGTATATAGGCTTAGCTTTTTCTAAAGCTTTTAAATCATAAGAACCAGCCTTAGGTAATGTAGCTTGAGGTTTCTTAGCATCTTTTTGTTTATGTGTTTCTTGTACAAATCTAGACATTTACCACTCCTGGGTTTACGCTCTATGTCGTTTTACTTTGCTTGCAACCTTTTTAGGTTGTTTACTAAATTGTTTTCCTGCCTTTGTAGCTTTTCTCTTAGCCCTAGTGGTAGCAGCGTGTTCTGCTGACGAGAGACTAGCCACAGCTGAAGCTGGCATGTAACGCTCTCCAGTAGCCAACGGGCCTTGTGTAGAGGGTTTACCACTTTTGGTTCGCCACTTCTGAGAAGTCCATTTGCTTAGGCTCTTTTGTGACGGTTTCTTTGGCATTAGTCTCTATAGCCTCCACCATTCGCTTTATACTGTTTAGCAAGCATCTGCGCCTTTCGTGCCGACCATTGGCCTGGACGACCTCCTTTACTACCCGCTTTAATTTTGTTAAACAAGTTTTTACGCATTGTCGGTTTCGTGTAGTTACCTGCCGCATTTACAGCCATCCTTAGCCTCCATAATGTATATATCAAGCATTTCTAGTTTTTCATGCCACTTAGCCATACTGCTTAATTCAGTTTCAATAGCATCAATAATATCACTATGCTCACCAATCCCAACAGGGTTATCTAAATAAACTTCAATATTTGCCACGTGCTTAGCCACATGGCCCTCTGCGTGTTTACGAACCGCTTCTAACAATTTGTCCTCCATAATTACCACTTAACCTTATTAGCCCAGTACGCTGCACTTAAAGGTCCACGAGCAATGTTTTTTCCATGACGAGCCTTAAACGATTTACGTTTCATTTTCATACGCCTAGATTCACCTGCTTTAGGTTTACCTGCAGTGCTGGCTCCTTTCTCTCCAAACCGTATTAGTTTTCCTTTAGGAGGATTGCCATTTTTTCTCGCAAGGACTGCGTGGGACTTTTTGGGGTGGCCTGGGGTTCTTTTTGGTTTGTTAAACCCTGCAAAGGTTTCTCCACCTTTTTCGATTGACATGGTTCTTCTCCTCCTAAATATACAATAGGGCTTTTATAATTATTTCTTTTCCACTTTGGGGGTGTCATTATACTTACCAATACCTGCCGCAGTTATCTGTCCTATAGTTCTACCACAGCCAACACAATATTTACCCATAGCATCTAATCTACATACACCAATACATGAGCTTTTCATTATGCAGCCTTACCTGTTTGAGTATCAACACCCATCCATTTAGACCATTCTGCATAATAATGACGCATTCCCACTTCATCATGGATAGTAGAATTTTCATGTCTACCATGCAAGATATTGCGGGACTCTGTTCCTGGACGCATGGTCACACCTTGACCAGACACACCAATTAAGTCTTCATGTAGGTTTCTACCGAATGGACCCCATATAGAGTTATGATGTTTAATACGTGTCTGTCTTTCCTCTGGTGTATCTTTCTTCAAGCCGTATCCACGGAACTCAATCAGTACTTTGTCGGGTCCAAGAGGGGTTACTGAGTCACTACGATATGCGCTACCACGGAGGTTAAAGTTAAATCCTGGGAAGAGGTCAACCATGTACCACTGGTTCGGTGGTAGATTGGGGAACGAAAGTTCACCCCTGTCTTCAAATCCATCATACTCTTCATAATTAACAGTAAAGCTGCTAACGTTAACATGACCGTTATCAAAGGGAATATTTTTTCTAGCAAAGTATTCATCATTAAACCCCGACACACGATTAAAGTAATGCATAAAATCGTGATAGAACTCACTGTTTGTGTCATGCCAAAGTTTGTAGTTAGTGTCGATGACTGCTTTGTGATAATGGAAAACTTCCATTTCTTCAGTATCGATAGCATCAGCAATGCAATCAAACGCGCCACAAGTCCATTCTTCAACGCTCTGTGTTGGATTAGGATCTAAGGTAACCCATACCATGCCGCCATGTTTTACTTCACAATGTAGTTTTTTACCACAACCCTTATCAATAGAATTAAGATTACCAGCAGGTGATTGTATCTGTAAATTGTATGCAGCTTTAATATCATCACCAGTATTCCATGCAATTACATTCTGACCTGCAATTTGTGTAGTACGATAATCATCTTTATTATACATCTCTGAGATGTGACACATAGGAACCCATACTTTAGAAAAGATAGATTCTAACTCCTGGCTGTATATATCCCAATCTGAATATATCTTAGAGTTTATGTATTCTATATTAGGTTCTTTATTCCAACTTTTGTGATTTCTTGGTGGCATCATTTGTCCCCTTTATGTTCGTGTCCCATCCAAATGCCGAACACGCCTGTCATAACACCCATGACCACAGACACAAAGGCAGATTGTGCGCCTGTTGGATCTTCTAAAGCCATGAACCATTCAGCGCACCGCCAACTCATCGCAGTAGAAACCAGCATCATAAGTCGTGGAAGTATTTTCCATTTAAGAAATTGTTCTACTGTTATTGGCATCTGCTTCTCCTATGCGACTTCTTTTTCAAGCATCTCCATTTCTTCACGTAATGCTTTAAGTCTACGTTTCTTTTGAATCTGTTCCCGTTCTTCGGGAGACACATGTCGTTCAACATGCATACGTCCAAGTCCGTCATGGTAGATGTCAATCTTATCACCTGATTTATAATCATCTTCCAAAACCCAAGTTTTTTTAAACATCAACATAGCTTTCTCCTGTACTATTGTTAAAGGTAAGTGGTGGTATACCGCTGCGTACCACCGGACGCATGAGGACAACGCGGATCTCTAGACCCCTAAGGGTCTTTATGTTCTATAAGGGGTATATAGATTAACACACAAAACAGTGTGTAGATTAAATTACTGTTTGGCTTCCACTAAGGGTTTGAGGTCTATTTATCCGTATATATAGTGGTATAGGGTTATAACCAATTAACTTCAGGTTGTTCTAAACCAGACATCTTTTGTTTCCATGAGACATTTGAAGTACCTAACCTGTCCCAATGAGTACGTAATACTTCACAACCTATGGCTAATGCTATGACTGAATCATCATAACAGTTAGGTGCAGCCTCTGTTTTACCCGTATCTGTAGAGATATAGTCCTTAAGTTCCTTGATTATCTGCACAGATGGTATAAGTATCTCTTCATTCTCTATCAGGTTTTTAAGATTAGCTATAATAGCTGGTTTTGTAGCAGATGTAGTCCTAAACCCTAGACGTATGCCTTCTTCTGAGGACACATTGGCTATCTTTGTTTGCCTATACAGGTTTACATAGCCTGTACTGTCTAGTTTCTGTAGTGTAGCTATACCCATAGAGTTAGATTCTACTGCTAATAAGGCATTGTTGTAGTAACGACCTAGATAAAACAGAAGTTCACCCCACATACTAGGGTCAATCTTGTTGTTCCTGTAGTGTGCTACTACTTCATACTTCTTGTTTAACACAACAGCAGCAGAATAGTCCTGCCCTACACCCAAAGCTACATCAGCAGCAATAACATATGGTTCATTCCAATCAGGAAACTGATATATGTACAAAGAACCCTCTTTGTTTTCATCAAACATCTTAGATGAGGGGTCCCATTCAGACCTTCTTTCATAAGCCTGGGGTACTAGTGAGTCCAAACGCTCCACGTTGAAGACGTTAGATCCTGACATAATAAACGCTTCGTCAGCTGTTGAGGGGTACTCTTGTTTGAACTTGAGTTCTCCACCTTCTGCAATCTTAAGTCTTCGCCAGTAGAGTTGTCCTTCTGTGAGGTCGTGTTTATCTCGTAGCTTTTCTTCTTCAACTGTTAACTCCATGTTCTCTGGGGGTTCTCTAGTGTATTCCGGTGTAATATACCACGGTAAAAAGATTGGTAGGTATTCATTGTCACCATCTACAGCACCCTTCCAGAGCCTGTAGAACTCTCCTTGAGCACCATTAGC